TCACTTCCTTCCGCTTCGATTCACCGTGGTTCGGCGCAGCTGTGGCGATCCTGACCACCGTCTTCCTGCTGCCGTACATCCAGCTCCACGGTAAGGGGAGCAATCGACCCCAGCGTCTTCGTCCCACGTCGGGACGATATGCAGGTGTGCGGGTTGGCGCGGCAGAACGTTCGGCGTCACGACAACCCGCTTGATCAGCTTCCCGAGCATCTCGCGTTTCTTCGACAGTGGCAACGAGTTCCACTCTTCCAACAGGCCGCGCGCGATCTCGGTGGGCTGTGCGACCGGCTCCGTGGCTTTCGTCTGCTCGGCCCTGGCGAGCTTCGCGGCGATGCTGTCTCGCTCGGCGATCAGCTCAGCGCGGGTCTGGTCGTACTCGTCTTCGCTCATGCGCTCGGCGACCAGCTGCCGCCGCAGCACGCCGAGCTGCTTTTCGATCCCGTCGAGCTCTGCCCGGAGCGTGTCCGCAGACATCCTGGCTTTGAGCGCGGTTCGCTGCGCTGCTCGCGCGGATTCCGCGGCGGCGCCGATGTCCTCGGCGAGCTGACCCAGCCAGTCCTTCACGAACTGTTCGAGGCGGTTCTCCTGAACGTAGGTCGGGCGCCGCTCGGCCTTCCCCGTGACCTCCTTGGACTGGCAGAGCCAACCGAATCCGGCGCCGCGACTGTTCTTCTTCCGCCGCATATTCAGCGAGCAGTCGCCGCAGCCAACAAGGCCGGCCCACGGGTTGGTGGGGTTGATCCGCCGGGGTGGTGTCTTCGCGCGGCCGAGCCTGATCTCGCGGTACCGCTCGAACAGCTGCGGGTCGATGATCGGCTCGTGCGCACCCTGCTCCCAGGTGTACTCGCTGAACGGGGCGTAGATCTGCCGTTCGCCGTCGTACCGGGCGGCGGTGTTGACCAGGAGGCCGGCCGCGAAACCGCTGTCGAGCACCGTGGCGATGCCGTGTTGGGTCCAGGGCTTGCCCTGGTTGTTGGTGATGTCGAGCCTGTTTAGCTCGCGCATCAGGCCGGGCCTGCCGGTTCCGGCGATGTATTCCTCGTACATCCACTCGACCACTTCGCCCTGCTCTGGGTCGATCTCGTAGCGCTCCCGGGTGTCCCCCTCCGGAAGCCAGAGATAGCCGCCATCCACCGGCGCGCTGAACACGACCCCCTGGCTCGCCAGTGCAGGGAGGGGCCGTAGCCAGACGTAGCCGTACCGCGAGCGGCCGTTCGATGGCAGCCCGAGACGGCGTCGGCGTTCGTGGGCGTCCTTCCACTGCTCGCCGATCATGTCCGACTGGAACGCGGCGAACTCGCCGAGCATCCCGCGCTGGAATCGGCCGGCGGCCGTGTCGAGGTCGATCGGTTCCGCGGAGGATTCGATGCGTCCGCCGAGCTTTTCGACGGTGTCGTTGGCGACGGCGAAGTGCAGTCGGTGGCGAGCGAGGCGGGACCACCGCCACAGCACGATCACGTCGGCTTGCTTGTCGTGGATCGCGCCTAGAGCCCGCTGGACGCCTTTCCTGCGGTGCCAGGCGCGGCCGGAGACTCCGGGGTCGGCGATGACGTCGACGATCCGGTATCCCTTGCGCGCGCAGTACTCGCGCGCTGAGTTCTCCTGGAGTTCGAGGCTGATCGACTCTTCTCGGTAGGAGGATTGCCGTAGGTAGATCACTACCCGCGATGGGGCTTTCGGCACGGCGCGCAGGCTTGCTATGCGCGCGGTCGTGGCCATAGGTGCGTTCACCTCCATGTGTTGGTTTCGCCGTACTCCATGAGGTCGCCCGCGGAGTTGAGTGCGCGGGCCATCGCCCGGACTTGGGCGAGGGTCAGTTCGACAGGGTCGGCTGCTTCGTCGTGCTGCAGGCGCGCGACAGTGGCGACGCTGTTGATTCGTCCGCTTTCGACCAGGCGCTCGACTTGCACTTCGAGCATGGTGTCGGTGCGGGCGGTGGGCGTCTTCGTGACCAGGACGGCGCAGCGTTGCAGCTCGGCGTCGTCCTGGTGGTCCGCTCGGCATCCGGGGAGGTGTCCGGCGGTGTTGCATGTCTCCGTTCGGGTCGACGGTTTGTCGCGTGCTGTCACGTGGTGCTCCTGCTGTACGGTGTGTCGGCTCTGTCCTTCAAGTCGAACACTCGTTCGCAGGCAAATCCAGCAAGAAACACTAGGCCATTCGGTTGATTGTTGTACGGGTGTACAAGTCTGAACCGGTGGCGTTACAGCAGGTCAAGATCAACATGCGAAATTTCTTCGCGAACCAGCGGCCGGCGCCTACGTACGCGAGGCGAGCCGCCGAGCGAGCTCGTCGACGAGCTCCTCGTCGGTCAGGTCCGCGACGTGCAACCGCCGCGGCTTGGCCGCCTGCGAACCTTCGGCGAGCCCGGATTCCTCTCGCGTCAGGTAGCCGGCGGCGATGAGCCCTTCGCGGACGTCCATACCGAAGAACTCCGCGACCTCCTTGGAGTGCGGCACGGAGGCGTTGACGCCTTCGCGCCACCGGCTGACACGCGCGTGATCGAAAGAGCAGCGCTTGACCATGTCGGCTGCGAGCAGGTTGTGGTCGTCGAGGTGTTTTTGGACCCAGTCCCACCAGGGACGCTTGGAAGTGCTCACGGGCAGCAGGGTACTTGCCTTCCAGCAAGCAAGCGAGCCCGCCTGATCGTTTCACTCGGACGCTGGAGATAACAGAACCATAACTAGGCTGCCCGGGGGAAGCCCATTGGGTTGCCCGAGGGAAGCTCGCTGCTATAGTTGCCTTCGGGCAAGCAGTCGCCTTCCCGCAAGCAACTATCGCGAGGTTCCGATGGCCACCACCACAATCCAGATCCGCTCCGATGCGCTGAAGCGGCACAGGATCGCCGCCGGGCTGACTTCCAACTACGCCCTCGCGCGGGCGATGGGACTCGAACAGTCCACGCTCAGCCGCACGTTGGGAACAGGTCGCGCTCCAAGCTCGCTGTTCGTCGCTGGCCTTCTGCGCGCACTCCAGCCCGCGACGTTCGAGGAACTTTTCGAACTCGTCGAGCTGGCACCGACCGAGGACGCAGCGTGACCCGCGAGGAAGCCATCGCCGCCGCCGGTGCGGTATTGGCCCGCGCCCGCGTCGAGCGCGATGCACTGCCGCCCCGGGAAGCCGCCGAACTCGCCTACTACCCAGGCGGCCCGTCGCTCGACCAGATCGAGCAGGAAATTCGCGCCATGCGCCGCCTCCCCGCTGCCGCATGACCAGCGCAAAGCAAAACCCCCGCAACCGCCGAGTACGGCAGCGCGGGGGCTACAGAGCCGAACACCCCCCACCACAGGAGGCGAACGTGACAACACCGTACCCCGAAGCCCTGTCTCAGGCACTCGATCACCCCGACGTGAAGGTCGAGACGACGACGGACAGCCCCGATGGCCAGTGCGAGTGGTGCCAGATGGTCGGCGCGCTGTGCGCGGTGTCCGTCGAGTGGCTGCCCCGCCCGGACGTGCTCTCCGACGAAAGTACCGAGGCGTGCCTCGACTGCGCAGCTTCACGAGTGCGCTGGGCGGTCGACGATGCCCTCGACGGCTCGGTCGTGCGCGTCGAGGTCGCCGGAGGGGCTGCAGCATGACCCGCTTCCGCACAGCTGACTACCTCGGCACCTTCCCCGCCGGTTCCCCGGAATGGCTCGCGCTGCGCGCCGACGGGCTCGGCGGGTCGGAGATCGCCGCCGTGCTCGGCCTGTCGCCGTGGGAATCCAGGTTCAGCCTGTGGCACCGCAAGCGCGGCGAAGCTGCCCCGCAGGCCGACAACGACGAGATGCGCGCGGGGCGCTACCTCGAACCATCCGTCGTGGCGATGTTCGCCGACGCGCACCCCGAGCTCCGGGTGCGCCGCGCTGGGACGTACCGAAGCCGGGTGCGGCCGTGGCAGATCGCCAACCCCGACCGGATCATCACCGGCCCGGACGGGCGCGAAGTCCTGGAGATCAAGACCGCGCGCACAGCCGACGGCTGGGGCGAGCCCGGAAGCGACGAGGTGCCGGTCTACTACCGCGCCCAGGTGCTCTGGTACCTCGACGTTCTCGGCCTGTCCCGTGCGCGGATCGCCGTGCTGATCGGCGGGGTGGACTACCGCGAGTACGTCGTGAGCTGGAGCGCCGACGAGGTCGAGATCCTGCGCCAGGCGGGCGCGGAGTTCATGCGCACGGTGGCCGAGGGCGAGCGCCCGTCGATCGACGAGCACGGCGAGACCTACCAAGTGATCCGGGAGTGGCACCCGGACATCGACGACCGCGAGGTCGAGATCACGACCGAGCAGGCCGCCGCCTACCGCGCCGCCGTCGTCGCGCACAAGACCGCAGAGGCCGCCAAGCGCCAGGCCGCCGCGGTGCTGGCCGACCTGATGGGCGACGCCCGGCGCGCCGTCTGCGCGGGCGAGCCCATCGCGATCCGCAAGGCCGCCCGCAAGGGCGCGCTGCCCAGCGTCACCGCTTCCCCGATCAAGACCCCTAGCCGAATCGAGGCCGTAGCAGCATGACCGCCCAGACCATCGGAACCGCCGTCGCCCGCAAGACCGACCAGCCGAGCCCTTCAGCGCTGATCGGCAACAACCGGGCCGACCTTGCCCAGGTGATGCCGTCGCACATGCGGGCCGACACGTGGGTGCGCATCGCACAGGGCGTCGTCCGCCGTGACCGCAAGCTCGCCGAAGCTGCGCACAACTCGCCGCAGTCGCTCATGGTCGCGCTGATGGAGGCCGCCCGGCTCGGACTCGAACCGGGAACCGAGCAGTACTACCTGACCCCGCGTAAGAACCGGGGCAAGCTCGAAATCCTCGGCATCACCGGCTATCAGGGCTTGATCGAGCTGATGTACCGATCCGGCGCGGTCGCCTCGGTCGTCGTCGAAGTCGTGCGGGAAAACGACACCTTCCGGTGGGCGCCCGGCCGCATGGTCAAGCCCGAGCACGAGGCCGACTGGTTCGCCACCGAGGCCGAGCGCGGCCCGCTCCGCGGTGTCTACGCCTACGCCGAGATGACCAACGGGTCGACCTCCAAGGTCGTCGTGCTCAACCGCGACCACATCGCCCGCGCCAAGGAAGCCGCGCAGGGCGCCGACTCCCAGTACTCACCGTGGAACACCAACGAAGAGGCGATGTGGCTCAAGACCGCCGCCCGCCGCCTCTCCAAGTGGGTGCCCACCTCCACAGAGGACCGCCGGATCGTGCAGGGCACCGCCGAACGCGCCGACCGGCCGAGCCTGAACGCGGCCGACATCGAACCGGACCCGCTCGACATCACCGAGCACACCACCGAGACCGACGACGCGATCGACGCCGAGCTCGTCGAGGACGGAGGCCAGCAGTGACCACCGGTCAGCTCCCGCTCGGCCTGGCCGACCGGCACCAGGGGCAGGCCGCCGCGCTCGCGGCGGCCACCGCCGGGCACCTCACCTACCGGGAGCGCTGCGAGGCCGCCCTCGCCGAACTGGTCGCCCGCGGCGAGCCGTTCAGTGCCGACGACGTCCGCGCGTTGGCCGGGGACGACGAGGGGGCCGGGTGCAACGTGCTGCCGAGCGTGATCGGCGTTGCTGCGCACCCGTCCGCCCCCGACCGGATCGCGATCGCGCCGACCTCGCAGTACTACCGCAGCACCCGCCGCACCCGCCGCGCGAGCCGTAACCGGGTCTGGATCGCCCGCGCCGCCGCCAGACCGGCCGCATGACCGCCCACCTCGCCCGATAGCTCACCGGGCCGCGCCCCGCCTCCCAGGGGCGCGGCCCGCCTCACAAGGACACCTGACCGATGCCTCGACCGATCACCGCGCCCGCCTCGACCAGGCGCAGCAGCTCGGCCCGGTGGCAGCACTGCGCCGCCGGGCACTGGCCCGCCGAAGCCCTCACCACCGCCGAGCGCGAACGACTCGTCGCCAAGCTCCACGACCGCGGCCTCACCGACGGCGAGATCGCCGACCACTGCCGCATGACCACCTTCACCGCCGGCCGAATCCTCGACCGCCTCGGCCTCGCCCCCAACCCCAGCAAGGACACCGCCTGATGCGCATCCGCTCGATCAAGCCCGAGTTCTGGCGCTCGACAGCCGTCGCCGAGCTGCCTCGCGAGTTCCGTCTGCTGTGGATCGGGCTGTGGTCCTATGTCGACGACAACGGCGTCGGCATCGACGACTACCGGCTCATTGCCGCCGACTTGTTCGCCCTCGACGACCCCGTCGAAGCCCGCGAATTCGTTCGCGAGGGTCTCGCGACACTCTCGCGAGGGTTGCAGATCACTCGCTACACCCTCGACGGCCGCTCGTACCTGTACGTCAACGGCTGGGACAAGCACCAGCGCATCGACCGGCCCGGCAAACCGCGGTACCCGCTGCCGCCCACCGACCTGCCGCCCACGCCAACCGACAAAACCCCAGGTAGTGACCAGTCTGTCCCGGTCGCTGAACGTGGCCTCGCGGAACCCTCGCGACAGTCTCGCGAGGCCCTCGCGTCTGGAACAGAGGAACAGGGGAACAGGGGAACAGGGCAAAAAGAGTCGTCGTCACGCGCGAGCGCGCGCAGGCGAGGCACCACGACCCTGGTGCAGCTCGCCGACTCCGCGGTCAAGCCCGACGCACGCCGGATCGTCGACGCCTGGCGCAACTCCCAGCCCGACGCCGCGAAGTACCGGCCGCAGACCATCCGGGAAATCGGCAAGGTCATCGACGGGCTACTGCGCGACGGCGCCGACCCGGAACTCGTCCGCGCTGCCCTCGACGAATGGGATCGCCGCCCAGAGGTTCACCGCCCCGGCGCTCTGCCCTACGTCTACGACGACGTGATCAAAGCCGCCAGGGCAGCCCAGAAACCCGCCCAGCCAGCCCGTAGCGCACGCGGCGACAAGGTCCGCGGATACCTCGGCATCGACCGCGACCGGAGCCCGCAGGACGCCGCCCAGGCCGTCGCCAACATCGGCGACGTAATCGCCCCCGACTTCGACGCCATCTTCGGCGGCCCCCAGCTGAAGGAGATCACCGCATGAACGACGACGACGTCCGCTCGGTGATGGCCGTCGCTGCCGCCATCGACCCCTACATGCCCGCCGCCGACGACGACGTCATCGCCGTATGGGTCGCCATGCTCCACGACGTCCCGGCCAAGGTCGGCGCACCCGCCGTGCACTGGTACTACCGCAGCGACGCCTACCGCGACCACCGCCGCACCATCACCCCCGGCGACATCTTCGGGTACTACAAGAACGCGGCCAAGGACTGGCGACAGCGACGCACGGCAAAGGAGATCACCGCCGCGCGCGCCGCGATCGAGGCCGCACCCCGCGAAATCCCTTCGCTGTCCGTGCTTTTCGCGCGCTACCACGCCGAACGCAAGGGCGCCGACCCCGACATCGCCGAAGGCGAGGCAGCCGCCCGACGGCTCTACATGGGCGTGGCGTGCCCGCACCCCACCTGCCGCGCGCAGCCCGGCCAGCAATGCACCGGCTACACCGGGCGCCCGCTGCGGAAAACCCCAGCTCACCCGGCCCGCATGGACGCCGCCCGAATTCAGCATGCCTAAAAGGCTGCTTGCCAGCAGGCAAGTGCTAAGCTGCCAGCAGGCAACTACAGAGCCGAATCACCACACCACCACAACCCGGAAAGGCCGAACCACCATGACCGCAACAAACCCCGCCAGGCGGACCCCGCCGCTGCTGCCCCTGCTCGGCAACGCCTGCGCCATCTGCGCCCACCCCGCCCGCTGGGTCGACAGCACACGCCGAGTTATCCACGTCGACCTGCGGCTGCGGCCCTGCCCGCTCCCCCCGAACCCCGCGGCCCCCACCAAGGCCGCCGCATGACCGGGCCGCAGCACGGCGCCCCCACCACCGGGAGCGACAGCGAGTACGCCGCAGCAGTCCGACGCCTCACCTCCAACGCACCGCTCACCCGCGACGAACGCGAGGCCCTGCTCGGCCTGCTCCGCGCCCTCGAACAGCACCTGCGCGAGTTCCTCGCCCCGGTCCCCGTGATCGCCACCCACCACCGCGCCCTGCGACAGCTCGCCCAACACCAGGAGCCCACACCGTGACCACCACGCTCGCCAACCCCCAAACCGCACCGCCCGACAAATGGGTCGACCACATCGCCGTCGAACGCATCCTGCTCGGCCGCGAACCCGTCGGCCGACCACTGTCCGCCGCCGAACGCGCCGCCGCCTTCCCCCAACTCGTCGACGCCGGGCACACCTCCACCGAAATCTGCGCCCGCCTCGGCATCTCCGGCAGCGTCTACGCCCGCATGAAACGCGCCTACAACGCCGAACGCGACGGCGAAACCGAACAGTGAACCCCACCGGTCGCGACCACCGTGGTCGGGTGGTCGCGACCGGACGGCCCGCCGCTACGCGCGCACGCGCGAAACCCGAGAGGTAACCCGATGGCACTGCCCAACCTGCACGGCGTCGCCCGCCTGACCGCCGATCCCGAGCTCAAGTTCGCCGCGTCCGGCACCGCGGTCTGCACGCTCACGCTCGCGTTCAACTCCCGAAGGCAGAACCGGCAGACCGGCGAGTGGGAAGACGCCAGGGTGCACTTCCAGCGGGCGAAGGCGTTCGGCCAGTTCGCCGAGAACATCGCCGAGAGCCTGACCAAGGGCACCGAGGTCTCCGTGTCCGGCCGACTCGAAACCGAGCAGTGGACCAACGAGCAGGGCGAGAAGCGATCGGCCGCCATGCTGCTGCTCGACTCCATCGGCCCGGAGCTGCGCCGCGCGACCGCCCGCGTGCACAAGGCCGAGCGCTCCACGGCCGGGCAGTCCGGTGATTCGTGGGCAAGCACGCCCACCAGCTCCACCGACGAACCCCCGTTCTGATCCGAGAGGACACGACACCGCCATGGCCACGATCGGCGAAGCCAACGACATCACCGTGCTGCTGCGGTGGGTTTCGAAGCTGACCGACAACACCGGCGACATCACGGCCAGCGAACGCGCCAAGGCCGCCGCCGTGCGCCTTGCCGGCCGGGCCAACAAGGCGCTGCAGGCCGGACTGCACCCCGAGCAGGTCGCCGCCGACTGGCCCCAGCCCGCCGGCCACAACCCCGAGTAGTAGCCCGCCGGGTGGTCGGCGACCCCGCGTGGCCGACCACCCGCCCGACCTCGCCCAGGAGAACCACCGTGAACGACCCCCGCGAACTGCTCGACAACCTCGAACGCGGACTCGCCCAGGCGGATGACCGCGTCCTCGACGAGTTCCGCGACCGGCACCCCGACCGCGTCGTTGCCGTCGACGCACTGCGCGACGTGCTCGGGCTGACCCCGCCGTCGATGCACGCCGACGACGACCCCGAGCTGCACGTCATCCTCACCGACGGCTGGACGACGTGCATGGACACCGTGCGCCGCACCATCGCCGACAAGCTCGGTGGTGCCCGATGACCACCGCGACCACGTACCGGCTCGACTTGCCGTATGAGCGCCCGCCGCTCACCGCCAACCAGCGGCACCACTGGGCGCGGCGAGCGAAGCTGACCCGCGCCGTCCGCGACACCGCGGCAAGCCTCGCCCACGACGCCCAAGTGCCCGCCCTGGGCCGCTGCACGATCCGTCTGGTGTGGACCGTCACCGACCGGCGCCGCCGGGACGCCGACAACCTCGTGCCCACGCTGAAAGCCTGCTGCGACGGGCTTGTGGACGCCGGAGTGGTCGCCGACGACACGCCAGAGCTCATGGCCAAGCACATGCCCGAAATCCAGCTCGGCCAGTGCGGCGGACTGGTGCTCATCGTCGAACCGCTCGCCCCGGAGGTGACCCCATGACCGCCGCTACCCCGCCGGAACGCCGCCGTGCCGAAGCCCTCCGCGCCGCCGCCGGTGCGCTCGACGTGCTCAACGTCGCCGACGTCGACGCCCTGCTACGCGTCGCCGCGTGGGTCCTCGACGAGCACCAGGCCGAGCAGGACAACGCGAGTAGCGCCGTCTGTGCCACGGAGACCGACGAATACCGCCGCCACGCCCTCGCCGAATGGCAACGTCGTGCACTGGCCGCAGAGCGTCAGCGCGACGAGCTCGACGACCAGGCCGCCGAGTGGAAGTCGCGCGCCGAGCAAGCCGAACAGCAACTCGCCACCCGCAGCTGAACCGCCCGCCCTCGACCTGCGCCGCGATCACCGCGGCGCAGGTCTCCCCCCTCGAACGGAGGTAGCCCCGTGCGCGAAGCATCCACCGCGCCCTGCACCGTCGGCCGCTGCTCCCGCACCGCAGACCTCGGGCAATACTGCTGCGGGCAGTGCGTCAACACCCTGCTGCGGCTGCTCGGCGAGATCGACGACTACGCCACCGCCCTCGACCCCACGCCCCGCCGCGGTGGCACCGTAGGCAGGCGCTCCCCCGGCTACGGCTCCAAGCCGCCCGCCCGGCTCGACGTGATCGCCGCACGCGACCCCCGGTCAGTGCCGCACGCCGTCGGCCCCGACGACAACGACGAGGACCTGCGCAGCATCATCGGCAGCGTCACCGCACTGGCACGCTGGGTCGCCGAGGAATGCGACGACCAACGCCCGCTCAGCCCGCCCACCGTCGCCAGCGAAACCGCCTATCTCCGTAGCCGCATCCTGTGGGCCACCGGCCAGCAGTGGATCGACGAGCTCGCCGAGGACATCCGCGAACTGCACACCCAAGCCCGCCGACTGTCCGGGGACGCCCTGCCCTCGCCCGCCGCGCCATGCCCGGACTGTGAGGGCCCGCTGTGGCCAGTCGGCGACGCGGACACCATCGCGGTCCGCTGCGGTGTCTGTGGCACTTCCTACGATGGGCTTGCACTGCTCGACCTCGGGCAGCAGTTCGCATGCCAGTTGACGGGAGCAGCATGACCAACAACGAGGACAACAACCGGAACTACCAGCGCGCCGACCCCAGCAGCTTCCCGGAAGACACCGAGCAGCAGAGCGACGCCGCCAGGCAGCGCGCCGGGGAGATCGGGTACGAGGTTGTGCCCCCAGAGGTAGAGCTCCGCCAGGCCGCCGCGACCCTGCGCGAACTGGCCGCCAAGGCAACTCCCGGACCGTGGCGGTACAACCCAGAAAAGTACTACCGCGAACCGGAAACGCTTCGGTTCGAAGAGGCTGTGTTCGCCGGGCCCGCCGGGGAGGCAGCTACAACCGTCGCCCTGACTGGCGAGGTCGATGATCCCCAGAGCATGACCGATGCCCGCTGGATCGCCACCATGTCCCCCGTCATGGCGGAGCCGTTGGCCGCGTGGTTGGAATGGGAAGCGCTGGCGATGCGGTTGCCGTACGCGCTCGACATCGCACGCCGCATCAACCGGAGCCGGGGGGATCAGTGACCCGCCCGCCGATCGTCCGCTACCGCGACGGCCGCACGCTGCTCGACCGGGCCAGCCTGGCGCGGCTGTCCGGCCGCAGCGTCCACACCATCCGCGGTGCCTGCCCCGTCGCCGACCGCGACCGCAGCACCGGCAGGCCGCTCTACGACGCCCAGCAGTGCGCCCAGATCCTCGCGGCCATCCCCACCCGCCAAAGTGGCACCCGGAGCCATTTGACAGCCCCTGCCACTTCTGCTTAGATCAGCTTTCAGCGGGGAGAAGTGTGTCCGCATCCCGCAGGTGGTGACGGACTCGGTCGCTAAGCTGATCGCATGGCTTCGAGAACCTGCTGGGCATGCGAGACCAAGGCTCACCACACCATGCACGGCGAGCCGACCCGCGTTTCAGGTGACCGGGACATACACACGTGGGCCGCCGCCTTCCAGTGCGACGAGTGTCGAGTACTTAGCATCGGAACTGCCAGTCTCGTGCGCACCTTGAACCCGAGGGAAGCCGCCACCCAGATGCGGGAATACGGCCAGTACATCGAATGGCTGCCAACCAAGGCAGTTGGTCAGCATTTCGCCGACGTGCCCGACCACATCGCCGAGGCTGCATCCGAGGCGCATCGCTGCCATAGCATCGGCGCACATCGAGCAGCGGTGCTCATGGCTCGTTCCGTCCTCGAAGCAACGGCGAAGGAGCGAGGCATCCTCAAGGGCAACCTCATCGAGAAGATCGACAAGCTTCACGAGGAGCAACACATCCGGCCGCTCGTTCGCGACTCGGCTCACGAAATCCGGCACCTAGGCAACGACATGGCCCATGGCGACTTCGTTGCTCCGGTCGCCGAGGAAGAGGCTGCGGAGATCCTTGAGCTGATGGGCGAACTTCTCAACGAGGTCTATCAGGCTCCGGCAAAGCTCAGGGCGGCTCAGGCTGCCCGACTCGCACGCACCGGGGCAGACGCAAGCAACAACTGATCTTCGGTCGGCCGCATCCAGGCCAGGATCACCAAGCACCGTCCCTGCATGCGCGATGACACCTAGCATCGCAGCGCTGCCAGGTGGCACGGAAATTCTCGGGCCCTGTAAAGTCCCAGCCTGCGGTAGCTTTTCCGCTACCGACGGGACGGCGGCCGGGGGCTAACCAACCGCCGCCCCAGGGAGGGGCTGTCAGGCCAGCGGCAACATGCCCTGGCCTGCCAGCATCAACCCGTGCGCCAGCGTCGCGATCGTCAAGATCAGCAAGCGCAACGTGCGGTGCCATTCAGCACAGCAGCAGGGTTGTTGCTTCACTCGTCCCACCCCCTTTCTTCCGATCGGGAGCAGTGCGAGCAGGCTACCGGACCCCGATCATGAAGCCACCACGGCACCCCCGTGAACTGCGACGATGCAAGCACTTTCATTTCGCGCCTTGGTCCTGCAACTGGTTTCAAATCGTTTCGTATCGTTTCGTTTCGTATCACGGGTCAGCTGATACGAAACATCGTTTCGCCGCTTTCTCAATCCGATCAGGGGGTGCGATGGGCACCTCTCCGATCACTGACTCGGACCGAGCTCGCGTTCGCGAGCTGCACGAGCAGGGCAAGACCCGCAACGACATCGCGAAAACACTGGGTCGCTCGCCCTCGACCGTGTCCAAGCTCGCCCGCGAGCTCGGTCTGTCCTTCGACCGCTCGGCCACCGCCGCCGCGTCTGCCGCCAAGGCCATCGACAACCGCGCCCGCCGCGTCGCGCTGGAAGGTCGCGCCCTGGCCCGCGCCGAAGCTCTGTACGACCGCCTCGAAGCCGACCGGTACCGGTTCACCGCCACCACCGTCAACGGCATCGAAACCCGCACCCTCGACCACGTGCCCGCCCAAGACGAACGGCACCTCTCCGGCGCTGCCGCAGCGCACATCGCCACCGCGGCGAAGCTCGCCGAAGCCAACGCATCCGGTCAGGCCGAGGCCGCCCGCTCGATGCTCGGCAACCTCGCCGAAGCTCTCGGCATCAAGGCGCCGGCCAACGGCGATGGGTAGTCCCGAGCTCCCGCTGTCCGGCCGTCAAGTCGAGTCGCTGCGCGAGTCCGCGGCGCGCGTGAACATCTGGTCGGGCGCGATCCGCTCCGGCAAGACCATCGCGAGCCTGCTGCGGTGGCTGGTGTACGTCTCGACCGCGCCGCTCGGCGGGCAGCTGGTCGTCGTCGGCCGGACCCGAGACAGCGCGGCGCGCAACGTGTTCGCGCCGCTGCAAGACCCGTCGCTGTTCGGGCCGCTGGCCGATCAGGTGCGCTACACCAGCGGGGCGCCGACGGCCTCGATCCTCGGCCGCACTGTCTACGTGCTCGGCGCCTCGGACGCGAAGGCCGAGAAGGTGCTGCGCGGGTTGACGTGCGCGGGCGCGTACGTGGACGAGGTGACCGTCGTCGACGAACAGTTCTTCGTGCAGCTGCTCGGCCGTATGTCTGTGCCCGGTGCGCAGCTGTTCGGCACCACGAACCCGGACTCGCCGGCGCACTGGTTGAAACGGAAGTACCTCGACCGCTTGCACGAGCTGCCGGACTGGCGCGGGTTCTTCTTCCAGCTCGACGACAACCCCGCCCTGTCCGACGACTACAAGGCCGCGATTCGCCGCGAGTACACCGGGTTGTGGTTCCGCCGCTTCATCTTGGGCGAGTGGGTCGCCGCTGAAGGCGCGATCTACGACATGTGGAACCCCGACGAGCACGTCGTCGCCTGGGCTGAGCTGCCGGAGATGGCGCGGGTCCTGGCGGTCGGGATCGACTACGGCACCACCAACGCGACCAGCGCGATCATGCTCGGCCAGGGTGTCGACCAGCGGCTCTACCTGCTCGACGAGTGGCGCCACGACCCCGCTCACGCGCAGAACCGGCTCACCGACGCCCAGCTGTCCGCGCAGATCCGCGCGTGGCTGGACGGCGAGCACCACCCGACGCAGCAGGGTCTGCGTCCGCAGTGGATTGTGGCCGACCCGGCCGCCGCATCGTTTCGGGTGCAGCTGCACCAGGACGGCACCGTCACGCAGGCCGCCGACAACGACGTCGCCTACGGCATCCGCACCGTCGCGACCCTGCTCGGTGCCGGCCGGTTGCGGGTGTCCGATCGCTGCCGCGGCTGGATCACCGAAGCACCCGGCTACAGCTGGGACGACACCGCCACCGACAAGGGCGAGGACAAGCCCGTCAAGACCGCCGACCACAGCCTCGACGCCGGGCGCTACGCCATCGTCACGACCGAAAGCCTGTGGCGCCGCACCATCCCCGTCTGATCACCAGGAGGTGACCCCGTGCCCACCGCCTGGCCCCCGGCCCCGTTCGACGTCGCGCACCGCCACATGGACGAGTGGAACGCCTGGTACGTCGGCAACGCCGACGAACTCGCCAACCTCTACGGCAACACCGTGCCGCGCACCCGCCCCTCGCAGTACCGCGGCGGACTGGTCGGCGCGGTGTCCCGGTTCTTCTGGGGACGCCCCGCTCCGGCGGCGGCCCGCCCGTCCCGGCTGCACGTACCGCTCGCATCCGACATCGCCACCGCCAGCGCTGACCTGCTGTTCGCCGAACCGCCCCGCATCACCGTCAACGGCACAGCCACGCAGGACCGACTCAACAAGATCCTGCACTCGCCGCTGGTCCACAGCGGACTGCTGGAGTCGGCCGAAGTCGCCGCCGCGCTCGGCGGGGTGTACCTGCGCGTCGTGTGGGACGCCGACCTGGCCGCGCACCCGATGATCGACGCGGTGCACGCCGACGCCGCGGTGCCTGAGTGGCGCTGGTCGCAGCTGGCCGCCGTGACATTCTGGTCGGTCGTGGCTGAGGACGGCAACACGGTGTGGCGGCACCTGGAGCGCCACGAGCCCGGCCGCATCGTGCATTCGCTGCACGTAGGCAGCACAACCGAGCTCGGCGTGGCCCGCGATCTTCGCGACCACCCCGCGACCGCGTGGGTTGCCGACGTCGCCGACGACGCCGGAGCGATCGCCACCGGAACCCGTCGCCTGACCGCCGCCTACGTCCCGAACGTACGCCCCTCGCGGGAATGGCGCGGCAAGCCCGGGCTCTCCCCGCTCGGCCGGTCCGATTACGACACGGTCGAGCCGCTGTTCGACGCGATCGACGAAGTCTTTTCGAGCTGGATGCGCGACATCAGGCTCGCCAAGGCCCGGCTGATCGTGCCGACCGGCTACCTCGACAACAACGGCCCCGGCCAGGGCGCGAGCTTCGACGACGACCGCGAGCTGTTCACCGAGATCAACGCGATGAGCCGCGGCGACTCCGGCCCCGAGATCACCCTGTCTCAGTTCGCCATCCGGGTGGCCGAGCACCGCGAGACCGTCGACGAGCTGGTGCGCGCCGCGCTGCGCTCGTCTGGCTACTCACCGGCAACGTTCGGCGACCAGGACGGCGACACCTCGATCACCGCCACCGAAGTCACCTCCCGCGAACGCAGCAGCAACCGCACCCGCAGCAAGAAATCGCTCTACTGGCAAGCCGGGCTGAGCACGATCACCGCCGCACTGCTCGACGTCGACCGCACCCACTTCGGCGGACCCGGCATCGGCGACGAGCAGTCGGTCGTGTCCTTCCCTGAACGTTCGCAGCCGGACCCGGAAGCATTGGCGCGCACCGCAGAAGCCCTCTACCGGGCCGAGGCCGCCAGTACCGAGGTTCGGGTGCGCATGGTCCACCCGGACTGGGGCGAGCCCGAGGTCACCGCCGAAGTCGCGCGCATCCGTTCCGAAGCTGGAGCGGTCGAGCCGGACCCGGCCGAGATCCTGCGGCAGACAGCCGCCGAGCAATAGCGGAGGTGGCCCGTCGTGGTCGAGTTCGACGCCGACACCCGCCGTGAGCTGCAGAAGGCAGCCGATGCGCTCGCCGAAGCCGTCCGACACCACCGTGCGCACGACGAATCCAACGCCGCTCGGCACCTCGCGTCAGCTGTCCGGTATTCGCCGCTCACTTCGAGCTTGGAAGCCGCAGCCGAGACGCTCGGCCGTCTGCTGGAGCGGAAGGCGTAGCGGGGGTGGTGCGCGGTGGCGGTCGACCCGGAGTACCTCGACGAGATCGCCGCCACCGTCGCTCAGCTCTACCGCGAGGCCGAGACCGCGCTCGCCCAGCTGATCGCCAAGCACCTCGATGGCGACCTCGACGCGGACATGCCGGCCCCGGTGTGGGCTGAGCGGAAGCTCGCCGCGGTGCGATCCCTACGCGCCTCCGCGCAGGCCGTGCTCGCCGGGCTGCAGGCCGACAGCTCGACGGCGACCCGCGAAGCTGCTGCGGAAGCGTTCCGCGCCGGATGGTCCTCGGCGCTGGCCGAGTTGCCCGCCCGCTGGTTCCCGCGCTCCGGGCTCGCCGAAGCAGCGAAGCAGGCCGCCGACCAGGTGCCCGGTTTCGGCGCGGTGGAAGCCCTCGCAGCCGCGGTGCACGCCGATGTTGGCCAGCGGTCCCGCAACGTGCTGCGCGATGTCGTCGACGTCTACCGGGGTGTGATCGCCGCTGCGACCGCCCGCACGCTGACCGGCACGCAGACCCGCCGCCAGGCCGCGCAGGCCGCGTGGCAGCGGTTCGCCGATCGCGGTATCACCGGGTTCACCGACCGGGCTGGGCGGCGCTGGCGGCTGTCGTCCTATGTGGAGATGGCCACCCGCACCGTCGCTCAGCGCGCCGCCGTGCAGGGCCAGACTGACCGGCTGCACGCCGCCGGGGTGTCCCTGGTCTACGTGTCCAATGCGCCGCAGGAGTGCGTGTTGTGCCGCCCGTTCGAGGGCCGGGTGCTGCGGTTGGGCACCGGGCCGACCGGGCGCGTGCAGGTTCCGCACCAGCTCACCGACGCCCCGGTCGAGGTCGAGGTCGTCGACACGCTCGCCGGGGCGCAGCTGGCCGGGCTGTTCCACCCGAACTGCCGTCACAGCGTCTCGGCGTTCCTGCCCGGGGTCACCAAGCCTCCGCCGCAGCCCACCGCCGACCCCGAGGGGGACAAGGCACGGCAGCGACAGCGAGCGATCGAACGGGAGATCCGCAAGCACAAGCAGCGCCAGGCCGTCGCCCTCGACGAGCCCGCCCGCAAGGCCGCCAGTCAGAAGGTCCGCGCTTGGCAGGCCGAGATGCGCGAGCACCTCGACGCCCACCCCGAGCTGAAGCGGTTGCGGTACCGCGAGCAGCTCGGCGCCGGGAACGTCGGCACGCCCGGAACCCGCCCGGCCGGTGAGGTCGCGCCGCTGGTCGACGTGCCGCTCGATGGCGGCCCGCCGCAGCAGCGCAAGCCGCACCAGCACGACGCGGAACGGGACGTCGCGTCGGTGGTCAACGACCCCGGCCAGCTCGACCTACTCGGCCAGCGGAGAGCACACCGTGACGAGCAGCACGCCGAGCTGTCGCCGGAGCGCCGGGCCGAACCCGTGCCCGAGCTCGGCCCGGCCGCCGTTCCCGAGCCCGTGCCCGGTCCGCCGGAGCCGGGCGAGGCCGGGGTCGCCCGGCTGCTGGACGTCGACGACGAGCTCACCGCCGACGAGCTGCTCAGCGTCGCACTGACTGCCGAAGGTGAGGAACGCCGCGAGGCGTTCGCCGCGCTCGCCCGGTTCGAGCAGCTGGCCGAGCAAGGCTCGACCGCACCGGGGTTCGCGTCGTTCGTCAAGCGCCTGGCCAAGCACGCCGACCCGGTCAAGTACGTCCGGCGGCGCCTCGGCCAGCAGAGTGACCCGGCCGCCCGCGCCGCCACGCTGCGCGCCTTGTGGAGCGAGTTGGAGACCCGCGCCCAGCCCGGCTGGGCGTTGCCCGGATCGTCTCCGGCATTGCCGGGGATGCGCGCCGGATTGCGGTTCGACGACAACGGCGAAGCCGTAAAATGGGCGATGAAGAACATGCCGCTACCAGGGGATTTGACGAAGCCCGAGAGGGAGTCGGTGAGCACCTACACGGGTTCGGCGTACCGGGAGATCAACAACGCGCTGCGCGGCTACCAGCCCGCCAACAGCAAGGCGTGGCTCGACCGAATCGTCGGACACCTCGACAAGGCGTTCGCCAAAGCTGAGCTGGCCGAGTCGATCCTGACGTTCCGCGGCTCGGGTCCGTCGATCCTCTCCACCCTCGGCGCCGACATCAACGACCCGAAGTCGATCGCCGCGCTGGTCGGCAGCGTGCACACCGATGGCGGCTACCTGTCCACTTCGATCGGATCGCGCGCGGCGTTCGGCGGCGCGGTGGTGTTCGCCTTCCGCCTCCCTACCGGTGCTCGGGCGATGAACGTCATGCCCATCAGCAAGTTCGGCACCAGTGAGCGCGAGATCCTGCTCAACCGCGGCACCCGCTACGTCATCCACGCCGCCTACCAACGCCGCGGCACCTGGTACATCGAATGCGAAGTCGTGCCCGACGGCTGGAACCCGCCGGCGAACTGGCAGCCCGACCCGTACAACGACGTCGACAAGGGGTACCGATGAGCGCGCTTCCACCACCGCCACCGGGCAGCCGGTGGGATGACGACGGCATGGCCCCGCGCAAGGTCGGCGGCATCAACACCTACCCGACCAGCCCCGCAGGCCGGACCATCGCGGCACCGGTGCTCGTCGCCGGGCACACGCTCGGCTGGATCTGGACCGACCGCGACCGCTGCGCGGGATGGTGGCCGGCCGAACCCTCCGCAGACGTGCCGGCGGGTCTGATCTCCCGCGTGCATGGGCACGTCGTCGCGCGCCTGGTGGAGCTGCACACCCGCGGCGTCCCCGCCGCCGAGGTGCTCGACCCCGAGCGCTGGCGGCCCTACACCCTCGGCGAACCGGGCCCCGAGCCCACGCCGTAGCAACGAATCCACTTCCCGACAGGAACCCCGGACACCTGGTGTGTCCGGGGTTCCTGCGTTCCTGCCTGGCCAGGTGCCGGGCACCGTCAACCCCGCGCCCAGGAGGCCGCCCATGCTCGACAACCTGCCCATCCACCCGACGACCGGACTGCGCGCGCTCGGCTGGACCTCGCGCGGCCCGATCTGGCCTGTCCTGGGCGGCAACGGTGAAGGGGACGGGGACACCGGCGATCAACCGCCCACCCCCGATGAGGGCCAGCAGCAGCCGCCCGCCGACAGCGGCAAGGACGGCAACGGCGGCCAGGACCAGGGCGACGGCGACGAGCTGGCCGCCCTGGAACCGGCGAAGCTGGCCGCGATGGTGCGCAAGCTGCGCTCCGAGAACGCCAGCGAACGCACCAACGCCAAGCAGCAGGCCGCCGACGAGGCGCGCACCGAGCTCGCGCAGACCATCGGGCGGGCGCTCGGCCTGATCGCCGACGACGAACCGGCCGACCCGGCCAAGCTCGCCGAGCAGCTCACCGCCGAGCGCGACGCCCAGACCACGGCCGCCCGCGAGGCCGCCGTCGAGCTGGCCGTCTGGAAGAACGCCGCCAAGCACGGCGCCGACCCGACCGCGCTCACCGACTCCCGCGCCTTCCTGTCCAAGCTCGACAAGCTCGACCCCGCGGCCGAGGACTTCACCGCGAAGGTCGGCGAGGCCATCAAGAAGGCCGTCGCCGACAACCCCCGACTCAGCGCAGCAGGCCAGGCGCCCGCACGCAGCAGCAGCCAGCACACCGGCGGGACCGGTGGCACTGCCAAACCCGCATCCCTGACTGACGCAGTGGCCGCACGCTACGGCCGCGCCTGACCCGCAAGGAGAAACCGATGGCGATCACTCTCGCTGACGCCGCGAAGAACACCACCGACGACGTCGACCTGACGGTCATCGACGAGTTCCGCAAGAGCTCGGCCATTCTCGACGCTCTGTCGTTCGACCCGGCCGTCTCGCCGGTGGGTGGCGGTGCCACCCTGACCTACTCCTACACCCGGCACATCACCGAGCGCGGCGCCGACTTCCGCGCCTACAACACCGAGTACAGCAAGGCCGAGGCCAAGCGCGAGCGCTACAGCGTGGACCTGACCCCGCTGGGCGGGGCATTCGAGGTCGACCGGGTGCTCGGCAACCTCGGCCCGTCGGCCACCAACGAGGTGTCCTACCAGATCAGCCAGCTGATCAAGGCCACCCGCGCGAAGTTCTCCGACAGCTTCATCAACGGCGACCAGGCCGTGGAGGCCAACGGATTCGACGGCCTCGACAAGGCCGTGACCGGCACGGTCACCGAGCGCACCGCGGCCACGTCCTGGGCCGATCTGGCCAGCGAAGACGCCCGGCACGATGCCCTCGACGAGCTCGACGAGTGGATCGACACCCTCGACGGGCTGCCGACGATGATCCTCGGCAGCGACAAGGGCATCGCGCGGCTGCGGTCGCTGGCCCGCCGCGCCGGCTACTACGACCGGTCGCCGAACGCCTTCGGTGTCGAAGTCGAGCGCTACCGCGGTATCCCGCTGGTCAACCCGCAGGAGAAGGCCGGTTCGGCTGAGCCGATCATCGGCACCGATGCCACCAGCGGCACCACGTCGCTGTACGCGGTGCGGTTCGGCCTGGACGGCGTGCACGCCGTGTCGACCCCCGGCGAGCTGGTCAAGACGTGGCTGCCCGACTTCGCCTCGGCCGGTGCGGTCAAGGTCGGCGAGGTCGAGATGGGTCCGGTCGCGGTCGTGGTCAAGCGCACCCGCTCCGTCGGGGCGTTCCGCGTCACCGTCCAGACCCCGGCCGGCACCGGCAGCTGACCACCCCGGCGCGCAGGACACCCCAACCCGCTCCCGGGGTGTCCTGCGCCCCCGTTCTCACCTGGAGGCGCCCATGCCCACCGTGATCGCTCCCACCAACTACACCGGCACCGTCGTCGGCGTCGCCCTGATCGACGGCCGCGGCGAGACCACCGACCCCGCGGCGCTGGCCTACTTCCGCCGCCACGGCTACACCATCGGCGACGACCAGGCCCTCGACGAGCACCAGGCGCAGGACGCCCCGGACATCGAGCGACCGAGCCGGACCGCGCGTAAGTCCGACTGGGTCGCCTACGCCATCGCCCGCGGAATGCCGCAGGACGACGCCGAATCGCTGACGCGCGACGACCTCGCCCGGCTCTACCACGACGACGAGGGCTGACCGGTGCCGCGCGTGTACGCCACCCGCGACGACCTGACGGCCTACGCCCCGCCTGGCGTCGAGATACCGGCCGAGCCGGAAGCCTCCCGCCTACTCGCGCGCGCGTCCGAAGCCGTCGAGCTGCTGACGCTCACCGCGGTCTATCCCGTGCTCGACGACGGGATGCCCGCCGCCACCGAACACGCCACCGCCTTCCGGTCGGCGACGTGCGCGCTGGCTCTGCACTGGCTGGAGACCGGCGACGAGCACGGAGAAGCTGGGCAGTGGTCGAGCGTGAGTATCGGCTCGATCAACCTCACCCGCGGCGCCGGCCACACCGCGGCGCCCGGTTCGACGAGCCCACCGGATTCCGTGGTGCGTCCGCTGCAGCTGGCCGGGCTGCTACCCGGTGTCATCACCCGACCCTGACCGGGAGGTGGTGAACCGGTGGCCGGTATCCCCCGGTGGCTGCTCGCCCAGGCCGGGCAGGCCGTCACGATCGAGCCGTACGAGGGCAGCGGCGCCTACGGCGATGTGTTCGGCCCGCCCGTCACCGTGCGCGCGGTCGTCGACGCCTCCCGCCGCCTGGTCCGCAACGAAGCGGGTGCGGAGGTGGTCAGCGAAACCACCCTCTACGCCCCCCTGTCCACAGTGGCCCCAGCTGGTTCGCGGGTGACGCTGGCCGACGGCACCCGGTCGACGGTGATCACCGCGAAGCGGCGCGACGGCCGCCGACTCCCCGTTCCCTCGCACCTGGAAGTGGTGTTGACCTGATGGCCATGCGCACCCGGCTCGACTGGAACGGGCCGAACGTGACCGCCCGCCAGCATTCCGGCGCCGTGGCCGGGCTCCGCCAGGCCGCCGAGCACATCCTCGGCGCCTCCCGGCAGCTCGTCCCGCTGGAAGAGGGCACCCTCGAACGCTCCGGCGTCGCCAGCGTCGACGAGAACGACCTGACCGCCGCGGTCTCCTACGACACCGTGTACGCGGTCCGCCAGCACGAAGAGCTCACGTGGAAGCACGACGCCGGGCGGTCCGCGAAGTACCTCGAACGCCCCATGACCTCCGAACGCGACACCGTCGCCGACCTGGTCGCCGCCGAGATCCGGCGGTCGCTGTCATGAGCTGGACCCGCGACCTCGCTCACGGCCTGGCCCAGTACCTCGCCGACCACGACGTCGGCACCTACCGCCCCTCCGGCATCTACCACGAACACGAGACCGGCATCGTCATCGGCGCGGTTCCGCAGTCCCCGCCCCGGATCGTGGCGCTCACCCCGTACCCGATGGTCGCCGATCCCAGCCAGGCCGACGACATCGTCGGCCTGCAGGTGCGCGCTCGCTCCGCCGGGCCGGACCCGCGCGACGCGCTCGACCTCACCGACGCCGCGTTCGACGCCCTGGTCGGCGCCGCACACCTCCACCTCGACGGGGTGGTCGTGCACCTGGTCGAGCTCACCGGATCGGCGCCGATGGGCCGTGACGAGTCCGGCCGGTACGAGCACGTCACCAACTACCAGCTCATCGCCCACCATCCGACCCCCAACCGCACTTAGGAGGCGCCGCCATGCGCTCACTGCTCGCGAAGGACTGGACGCTGGAAGTCGAGGACTCCAGCGGCACGACCCCGACGTGGGTGCCCGTCAAGGGCTTGACCTCGTTCTCGGAGACCAGCGACGACAACACCGAGGACGACGGCGATTTCGACTCCGATGGCTGGGGAAGCTCGGTCGTCACGCAGCGCACGTGGTCGCTGGAGTGCGAGGGCAAGCGCAAGCGCACCGACGACACCACGTTCACCCCGGACCCCGGGCAGGAGATCATCCGCAAGGCCGCCCGCATCGTCGGGTTTGACGCCAACATCCGGGTGCGGTGGTACCGGCGGGACGGCTCGCCGGATGCCTACGAGGGCACCGCGACCGTGTCGGAGTTCGAGAAGGGCGGCGGGGTGACCGACCTGGAGCCGTTCACCTTCACCCTGCTCGGCCAGGGTGCGCCGGTGGAGATCACCAACCCGGGTACGACTCCGCCCGCTGGTGGTGGTGCGTGATGGCGTTGCAGGATCTCGGGGAGTTCCTCGATCCGACCCTGTCGGTGCCGATCCGGGGCAAGACCTACAGGGTCGAGCCGCCGGACGCCGAGACCGGGCTGCGGCTGCAGCATCTCTCCGACTGGATGCTCGGCGCCGCCGCCGCAGTCCAGGCCGACGCCGACGCGCCAGCCCCGTCCGAGGAACTGCTGTCGGACGCCGCCGAGCTCGACATGTACCGCGCCGCGCTCGGTGCGGTCTACGACGAGCTGTTCGCCGATGCTGTGCCGTGGCCGTGGATCAAGCTCGCTGGGATGACGGCGTTTCTGCACTGGACCGTCGGCGCGGAACAGGCTGAGGCGTACTGGGCGGCGGGTGGCCGCCCGGAACCGCAGGCGGGGAATCGGGCGCAGCGGCGGGCGGCCCGATCGACCCCGCGACCGGGCTCGCCGAGTGGTACGAGCCGGAGCCGCAAGGCGGCCAGGGCCACAGCTGGCGGGAAGTCCTCGGCCACTGGCAGCTGATCGAGGCCGACCTGCACGAGTTCTACGGCATCGACGTCGAATCCGGTGTGCTGCGGGCCCGCTCGTGGCGGTGGCTGCGGTGCCGGATCGTCGGACTCCTGTCGTGCGAATCCCGCCTCGCCCGCGCTCTCTCACCCCCGGATGAGAAACCGGGACAACTGAAAACCAACTGAATAGCGGAGGTGCCCGGCATGGCGTTGACCGTTGGTGAACTGGTCGGGTACCTCCGCCTCGATTCCTCGCAGTGGACCCGCGCACTGGTCAAGGCCCGTAAGCAGCTCGGCGACACCGAGAGCGGTCTACGCCGCTTCGGGCGTCGCTCGGAAGTACTGGCCACGGCTGCGGTGCGGATGGGCGCGTTCTCCGCCGCCTCATCGCTGGCGGGCTCCGCGGTGTCCGGGTTGGTCGCGGGCGTGGCCGCGGCGTCCGGCTCGCTGCTGCTGCTTCCCGCGCTCCTGACGGCCGGCGGGGTGGCCTTCGGCGCCGCCACGCTCGGCGCGCAGGGATTCGGCGACGCGCTGGCGAGCATGGACGATCCGGCGAAGTTCGCCGAAGCGCTCGAAGAACTCGCCCCCGCCGCACGCGAGACCGCCATCGCCGCACGGGACCTGGCGCCCACCTGGGAAGAACTCCAGCAGGCCACGCAGCAAGAGCTGTTCGCCGGGACCGCCGACGTCGTTCGTGAGCTGGGCGCGAAGTACCTGCCGATCCTGCGGGCCGGATTGACCTCGACCGCCGCCGAGCTCAACGAGGCCGCCCGGTCAGCGGGCGCGTTCGCGCTGGAAGCCGACACGATCCGCGACGTCGAGGCCATCCTCGACAATTCCTCGGCAGCGGCCGGGAACCTCACCGCGACCACCCGGCCGCTGTTGCAGATCTTCCGCGATGTCGCCGCTGCCGGGGCTGAGTTCCTGCCTGGTCTGACCAGCGGGCTCGGGGCTGCTGCTGAGCGGGCTGCCGCGTTCGTGGCCGAAGCTCGCGAGTCGGGACAGCTGGCCGGGTGGATTCAGGGCGGCATCGACGCGGTGTCGACGCTGAGCAGCATCGTCGGGAACCTGGCGTCGGTGGTCGGCTCGATCTTCTCCGCGATGTCCGCCGACGGTGGCGGGGCACTGGCCACGCTCGATGACCTGACCGGTCGCCTCGCAGAGTTCCTGGCCAGCGGAGAGGGTTCGACGACGCTCGGGCAAATCTTCGCTGGCTTGTCGGCCGCCGCGGCTGGCCTGGTCCCCGCCCTGACATCGGTCGTGTCCGCTCTGCTCACTGCGCTGGGCCCGGTGGTGGCCGAGCTCGGGCCAGCGGTCGGCCAGCTCGCGGCGCAGGTCGGCGCGACCCTGGTCACGGCCATTCAGGCCGCCGCGCCGCTGCTGCTGGCCATGGCCACGTTCCTCCAGCAGAACATGAGCTGGATCGGGCCGCTGACCATTGCCGTGGTCGGGCTGGCTGCCGCGCTCGGCCCCGCCATCTCGATCGTGATGGGCCTGGTCAACGCCTTCAAGGCCGTCACGCTGATCCTGCAGGTGCTGCGGGTGGCGATGCTGACCAACCCGTTCACCGCGATCATCACCGCCGTTGTCCTGCTGGCGGTGCTGATCGTGTCGAACTGGGACACGATCAAGGCGTATCTGCTCGCGGCCTGGGAGTGGATCAAGACGACCGCAGCGTCGGTGTGGAACGGCATCGTGTCCTTCTTCACCGAGACGTGGAACAGCATCACCTCG